GCTTGAGTTTGTGTCAATACATTATTTGTCGTTTTTTTTGCATATAGTTCAATAGTGCAGTCATTAATAATTTGTCCTGCACCGTCTGTTAAAATACCTGATATTTTTGCCATAATTTTCTCCAGACATAAAAAAAACCGCTACACGAGCGGTCTTCTTTTAAAACTTAATTTATAGTTTGAGTAGTTCTTTTAATTTTTTTTCTTTTTCTAAATTTGCACATTTAACATCAACCAATGTGTGAGTTTTATCGGTCGGAAAATTATCTAATTTTTGCCTGGTTGATCCATTAACTTTAAGTTTCAGATCGTAATGGTTTTCACTGATCTTTTTAACATTTATAATTTCGTATGTTTTTAACCTTCCGCCTAATGCATTTTCCTTATAAATCGCATTGCAATTGAGTTGTTCAGCATACGAATCAAGAGAAAACATAACTAATAAAAATAAATAGAGTTTTTTCATCTTACACCTTTTTAAAAATTAAAATAATTTTCTGCATCGAGTACCATTACTGGTTGTTCAGATATAAATGAATGGATTGGCAATTCAGATTCCAACCACCACACTTTAAACGCTTTTTGAATTGTTGTCGATAGCTCATATCCGTTTGATCTTATCCCTATGTCGCAAAACCAACCACCATTGCTATTTATTTGATATTCAGCCCCGATGCAGACTCTTGCGCACATTGGTCGTTTAATCCCATAAATTGAGCGCATTTGTCCTAGTAAATAATTATCAAACCGGGCAAATTTAGGATTAATTAAAACCTCATTACATGAATCATAGACAACATGTTTATTTTTGTAGATTCGTAATCCATATTTAGAAGTTTTTACTGCGCTTGTCCCGAAAACGACAGCTTTAGCCCTTACATTTCTTAGACTTATACCTCCATTATGATCATATGGGACATAAATCATGTCGTCTCGATCGTCTAATCTCCAACTTCTACCAATTGAAATTGTAGGATCTTCACAATAGAAAAATATAAATGAGTTATGATGACTTAAAGAAGAATTAATATTTTGAATGCGCCAACCTTTATTGCTTATTTCAACATCTCCTTTCCAAATTACATTACTAAAATTAGTGTTTTGGTTGATCTGAAAAAATGAATTAACGCCATTAAACAAAATCCCGTGCCCATTCGCTCGAGACGGTTTCGGCCACGTAAGAAGAACTAATTGTTGAGAATTATTAATATTAACATCATCAGGGAAATGAGGATCGAATCCCATCGCATTTTTGCCATTTTTAAAACAAAGCTGACGTCGTTCGTCTAGATATGCTAAAGGATCAGCAGATGCAATAATTAAATTAGCGCCAGTATCGTCAAAATCATCAGCAAAACAACATGCGTGAGAAAGATGTGCATAATAGTCATATCCCTCAGGTACATATAACCCTGTTTTTGGATAAACAAAATCATCTATTACACCTGTAATAAACATTGCTGTACAGTTGCTATCAAGATTATACGAAGGTCCTGTTTTGCTAAAAACTTTAATACCAAATGACATTAAACCTCCAAATTACCAATTTGAACGACTAATGCGCCAGTTTCATCAAATATTTTTATTGTTCCATCTTTCATGATTGTGCCAGCATTGCCGTTACGATAATTTATTGTTGCAGAGCCGTTTTCATCAACAATAAATCTATTATTGATATTAATACTACCACCACGTATGATCGGTGCTTTGATTTCAGTATATGCAACTAATCTATCGCCACTAATTGTGCCGGTAGCGATTAAGTTACCGTCCAAAAATAAAGCTGGGTCAACCCATTTGGCGCCGTCATACATTTTTGCTTCGGTTTTTGTGACTTTACCGTCATTATCTTCTGAGTAAACAATCAACACAGTATCTCTTGATGGCCATAGCTCTAACACGTCATGAAAAAGTTGAGTGGCTTTATCGCTGTTTGTTGGAAAAACACCATCGGCTGTTTTTATCCTAAAAATACCACCAGCAGTACCAACAGTATCGTCTGCTGTTGTTGCTGAACCTGTGCACATACCAGAACGTCCAGCGGCATTAACCGCTACAACTCCATAAAAATATGTTGTCGAAGCTTGTACATCAGCATCAATCAATTTATTTGATGTTCTACCTAGATAATTTTCCATGCTCAGCAATTCGTCCAATGTAGAGCCTTTGTAATATTCAAATATCGTGCCTAATCCAACACTCGATGACATGATTGGCTTAATTGTTACGGTGTTACTCGTGGTTACAAACACTAATTGAGTCGGTGTTTCAGGCGGAGAAATAGTAAATGAGACAGTTGACTCATCCCCTAATCTACCATCCTCTTTTGATATTCCTCGAACTGAAGCTTGATATTTACCTTCATCAATATTATTTATAGTGATATTAGTATCAGCTATGACTTCTCTAGAGACTAATTTACCGTTCCGCAATATCGTTACTTGGTATTCTAAATTTTTAATTGTTCGGGGTACCGTCCATGATAAAACAGCTTGATATTCATCACTGTCAGGGGTAACAGAAACAGAAAGGCTTTCTATCGGAGGAATACTCCAAAGAATTGATTGATTTTTTTCTTGCGCAAAAACAGCGCCTTTATCAACGTATTCTCCTTTTCGAGGTTCATGTTGAACTGCTGTTATTTCATATGTCCCATCGCTATTTTCAGAAATTTTCATAGCTTTATACAGTCTGGATAAAACGTTAACATGTGTTAATAGCCATACAGCCCATTGATCGGCATTTAATGGCTCAGCTGTAATTAATTGGTTTGGTGATTTTTGGGATTTAACTTTTACTCTCACCATTTTTGCGTTCACATCTTGATATGTTAAATATGCATTTTTATCAATTTTGACATCACGATCTAATGTTACCGTATTACCGTCTATTGCGATTATTCGCCCTCCAGACTCAACACCAGCATAATTATTATCTAACACTTCGATAACATCACCAGGTAAATGCCTTAATCCATCTAAACCTACTGAAAATGTTATTGTTTGCTTTTCAAATTTTTCAGTTGCTATAATCCATTTACCGACTCTATGAGCCTGACCTCGTGACGTACATCCAAAACCTTCAACATCAAGCTCATTAATTCCAAATCTTACCTTTGCATCATCATCAGAAACATACTCAGTCATTGTTTCCCAACCATAATCAGGGTCAATATATTTAACCCGAACCGCTGTGTGCCTGTCTTTCATTGCTGATGATGAATAACTGAATTTCCCATTAGCAACATTTGCATTAGTGTAGATAGCTACGGGATCGCTTGGTCTATCAATGATAGCTGATAAAGTCGTACCATCCCAGACAGGTAATGACCGAAAAATAGAGAAAAAATTATGAATAAGATTATACGCTTGAGATTGCCCAGTAATATAACAATTACAGGTAAAACGAGGTTCTTTACCACCGAAGCCATCATCGACCAATTCATCACAATATTGTGCTATTGAATACATGACAAATTTATCTACTCTCAGATGTTTAAACCGTCGAGAAGCACCATATCGAGTATTTGTTAATAAATCATAAATTATCCACGCTGGATTATTAGTCCATTCTGTTTTGAATTCGCCGAACCAAATATCATCATAAGTTCTTGAAATTGGGTCATAATTATCAGGAATTTTACATCTAATACCTCTTATAAGATAATTACGAGACGGTACACCATTGAATTGGGACGAATCAAAACGCAAACCAACAATCGCTGTATTTGGATATGATAATTTAAGATCATAAATTTCTGTATATGATGACCATATTGTATTATCAACAAATAAATCAGATTTGCTGTCGGGCGTTAAGCGTAAAACACGAATGTTAAAAGGTGCAGGAGGCAAATCATCAAGAATAACAGAAGTTAAATATTTTGAACGAGTTTTTTTAGATATGAGATCAACTGTTTTTTTAGTAACCCATCCTCCTCCAAACCATATTTGAATAGCCATACTGACTGATGATCTTATAACATCACCACTAGAAGTTTGACTATATAGAGCAGAAACACCAACCGTTACTCTTACTCTGTCGACATTAGGATCGGTAATAGTTCTAACAATGGGTGTATCTCTTTTGACTTCAAGATTAACGGGTATTTCATTTTGTGTTTCAGAAAAACCAGATAACGGTAATTGTGCTTGAGTACCGGCTCTCCATTCTATTTCAAGACCAGTAAAATTAAATGTACCATCTACATTTTGAATTGGTGTTTTATTTAAATAGATGCCTTGAAGTCCGTTGCGAGGGCCTTCAATTTGTCCTTCGCTTATAACATCCATTATCGATAATAATTGTTTTGATTCTAAATTATCGGCCTCAATTCTTGGAGTTTTAGTTTTTCCTGAATCTTTACCCATTTTTTTTAACGCCTTATGAAATTGTTTTTTTCGGGATTTGAGATGAAATTAGGTTTGGTAAATCATCTGATGAATCAACATCAAATGTTTCCAATCCTTGCGATTCAACTTTTGAACCAACCATAATTTCACCATATGCAAGAGGAACCGGCTCACCTTGAGCGCCCGTGTTATCAAGATTAGAAAATGAAGTACTTTGCTTACCATCTTGATCAGATGAATTTTTCATCTTTGGTGTTTTTGTTAACATTTGCGCTACCCCACCAATCATCATTCCTGCCCCCAGCCCTACTAACCAATATTGGCCCGTATACATTCCGACAACCATCATTACTACACCAGCAATAACGCCTAAAAAACCACCATTCTTTGCACCTGCTGCAACAGGTACAATATGAATAACAGAATTAGGAGATAATTTAGATTGAAGACCAAATTGAATGGTTTGTTCGTTCATTTGTTTTTTATCAATACGGACTTTAAAAAAGCCGTTTCTAATATTTTCTTTTAATCCTTTGACTTGTAGATATAGACAATTAAGAGCTTCTTGTGCAGTATTAGCGTTTATTTTGAATTTATCGCCATATTGTTTAAGATTGCCGTAAAATTTAACGACTGCCATTTTTTATGCCTCCATATGGAATGATAGTTATTGAGCCAATAGCCAGAAAATAAATCACGTTTAGATAACCGTTTTGGTAAATGATGTAGAATTGAGTTATTGCCAATATAAATTGCTGCGTGGTTTGCTGATCTGCTGTTCAACGAGAAAAGAATGACATCACCAATTTGAATTTCAGATAAATTTATTTGATAAAAACCATTTGGTTTCATGTTGTCTAAATAAAGTTCTTGACCTTTATCCCACCAATCATCTTCTCGACTAAAATTAGGAAAATTCATGCCAGACCAATGATAAGCGTCACGAAATAATGTATAACAATCAGCGATACCATGTTTAAATTCACGACCAATCAATGGTTGCATATATCTGAATTTATGAATTTTGTTATCACAAACTAGCCACCAGTCAACACCTGTTTGTTGTTGGTAAATTTGGTCAGCCTCACTGAGTATCGGCAATCCGTCAGGATGAGAATGTACAATTGCTGTTATTTCGCCGAGTTTTTCAGCCTGTATCCAATCATCAGGCGATATTTCAAATGTTTCAGTCGGAGTTGGCGATATGTTATTACATGGCATATAAATTTTATTATCAATAACAAAACCGCAGCACTCATTCTCACCGCAAGAAATTGCATGATTAATAATTTGAGTTTTCATTGTTTAAACCGATTTTAAAAATGGTGGTTCGAAAGAAATAGAATTGAAAAGTTGAAAATTAATTAAAATTTTGAAGAACCAATAAAACACCCGATAGGTAAAATGCCGTGTTGACCATGTCGAAGTTTACAACCTGTTAAAGTATAAGAACATTTATCTTTAGTGATATCGTTTGTGGGGTTATCGTATTCATCCGCTACTGCACCGCCTGTATAACTACATTCAGCACTTCGATAATCCCAGCAACATGTATGAGCAATAATTACTCTGGCTGGCAATAGCATGCCATCTGACTCACAAGGCAAAGCTAATTCAAACGTTGCCGATTCAGAAGGGACTAAATTGGTTAATCGTTCAACAATATATTGAGATACGATTTCTTGCGTAGGGTCAGCTTTATTATTCCCATCTAC